GAGCGTACCTAGCGATTGGCCGTGGAACGTGAAGACGGTCGTTTCATCGCGCCCGCGTAGCTTCTCGATCAACTCGACCGCGCGCTTCGAAAGCGGAACATGCCGTTCGTCATAGTTTTTCGTCTTGCTCAAATGAACGCTTCGGCCGCTCACTTCTGGCCAGTGCAGCGACACCAGTTCGCCGACGCGCATCCCAGTTTCGATCGCGAGCATGAATGCGATGGCCATCTCCTGCTGCTTCGTGGTGACCGGTGAGCTTTCCTCATAGCCAAGCGCTCCACAGATAGCCGAGGTTTCTGATTCGCTCACTCGACGGTTTCTGGGCCTAGGGTCACGCGGGCGCTTCACATCTTCAAATGGGATCGAATTAAGCCAGCGCCATTCCTTTCTTGCGATCTGGAAGACAGCCATTAATAGATTCCACTCGCGGTTCACACTAGCCGCCGATACCTCTTTCAAGCGCGAGTCACGCCAACTTGCAATATCCGTCTGAGTAACTTCGCTGGTTATCTTGTTGCGGAATGAAAGTTCGCGACCGAGTTTTGCGAGGCGCACGCGTTCCCACCGCTCGCCCTTTTTGGTGGGCGCAACCTCTTCGGCATATTTAACCAGCGCCTCTGAGACAAACCGTTTCGGCAACTCGCCGCGCATCCCTGATAGGATTTCGGCCTCCCGCGCAGTTGCCCATGCGACAGCCTGGGCTTTAGTCGGGAACGTATCAGAATCCCGAACACCTGCCTTCTCGACCTCGGCCCGCCAGCCCTTCGACCGCTTCCGATAGTAAGCCATGACCGCTCCTTGGCGGGAAAATGGCGGGATTCTATCGTAAACGAACGAGAATCTTGGCTCCGAATGGATCGTATTGACACTTGTGATCGAGCCATAACGTGTTGTTAACGTTGCGTAAATGTATATGTTGGCGCGAAATGTATTTCGATGTACCATGCAGTCTCAAGTCCGGTCCCCGGCACCACGATACCTATAGTTCACAAGGGACGCCGCCATGCTTGGCGGGATGGTGGCGGGATCGACTCTCTAACCTCCGGAGAGCCTATGCCTATTCCTCTTCATACATTCGCCCCGATCGATGGACCACGCGTCCTGTTCGAAAAATGGTTTGAAGACAATCCTCATGTCCTGTTTCATACCAAAGAAGAAATTATTCGGGACGCTGAAAAGTACGAATGGGACCTTGGCCCATCAGAGCCGGGAATCTATTTCCTGATCCAAGGAGACGCAATCGCATATGTCGGGCGAGCACTGACCATCCGAGATCGACTCAAGGCACATCACGAAAAAGGAAGGCGGTTCGATCGGTATTGGTGCTTCGGTGGCATGCCAGACGATTGGCAGTCACATCTGGAAGGCTTCTACATAAAACGGATGAAACCTTTCATGAATATTGCGACTGTCAGTTACGATCCGTTCTTAAACGACGTATCAAAAAGATATATCCCCTAGTTGCGTCCTAATGAAATCAATCAGTTACGCATAGGTTTCAAACACCCATATAATCTCGCGGGGCAAAAATGAACGGAAAAATCATGAAGGGTATCGTGGCGTCTTTCGCCGGCATGCTGGTTATGGCATGTAGCGGGGGTGGTGGCAGCGGAACGTTATCGGCAACATTGGCTATTGACCCGCCTGCATCAGCACCGATTCCGCCCAAGTCTATCAACATAGATGCGGAAGGCGATTCGACTATACACGGTGCACAGGTAATCAATGGCGTGACATCGCAGACGCCGAATAGCGCACCGGCCGTGCTTCAGACAACGTTGCGCAGCGCCGGCTTCAATGCCACTGTGCAGAACAGCGGTCAGAACGGTGCGACGGCCGATTCTGCGGTCGAAGGTCTGTCACCCTGGTATTCGGCAACGCTGGCAACGCGCCTGTCAACGAATCCCGCGCAGATCGTCATCGGCAACTACGCAATCAACGATTCGACTCTGCGGACGACCGATCAATACATGTCCGATCTGACGCAATGGATTCAAATCGTTCGTGCGTCTGGGAAGATGGCAATCCTCGAAGAACCGAACCCGGTTTGCGCTCCGTATGTGCCGAATCTCGATACCTACGTCGCGGCAATGCGCACGGTAGCGCAGCAGAATAATGTCACGCTGATCGCACAGTACGACTACCTCAAAAGCCTTCCTGACTGGCAATCGATGCTGACCGACTGCATCCACCCGACAGACGCAATGTACGCCATCAAAGGGCAGCGCGAGGCAGAGGTATTGAAGCCGCTTGTCACATCGATGTGAATTTCGGCGTGAAGCAGATCGGCAGACGGTTGTCCGGACCGCGCGACGACGGAAGATTGTCTATCAGCTTCCAGTTCTCGTCGAGTGCCCACCATAATTTGTAGCCGAGCTTAAGACCGCTGCTATTGGTCTGGCAGAAGTATTTTCCGTCTGACGTGTGCGCTTTTAACTCAGTGAGCGTCGGACCATCATGGACTAGAACGTCGATTACCCAATCCGACGGATTGTAGGGAAGCCCAAGCGGCCAGTAACATAGTCCATATGCCGGGTTTCGCCAGAGCCATCGCGTGCGCAACCACCAACGCTCCCAGCCGATCGGCGCCGGCGCGCCCACAGGCTGAAAATATCCATCGCGCCAGCCAGCATCAAGAGACGCATCTTCGGTCTGGAACCAGCACAGCCAGTTCGGCAGATAACCGTCGCTCTTGCAGAACAGGGCGATTACTGGCGCAAACGGCACCGCAAGCAGGTATGTGAAGAGTATCTGAGCGATCGTCGAGAACACATAACGGGCCATTCAATGCCCCTTGAACAGACTTGGCTCAGGGAGGGGTGCCGGGGCGACAGGATCGGCAGCGGCTTGAGTGTGGATGTTTATCGGCGCGTTTGCCGCGGCATATCCAACGTCTGCGATCATCTTCGTCTGGCCGGCGCTTTCCTTGCTCGACCCGAAGTAATACGAGATCACCGATATCCAGGCGGTCTGAAGCGCTCCGATCATAACGAGCAACAGATCGTGGACTGTATTCGACAGCGGCGCCAGCATAACCGCGGTGAGCGCACCGAAGAAGCCCAGGGTGACACCGCCTGCCAAGAACTGAGGGGTGTAATCACGAGGGTTCGACGTCTGTCGTGCGCGGGCATTCTGCACATCGGCAAGACGGTTCGCCTCCGCGGTAATCAGAAGAGTCTGCATCTGAACCTTGTTCGACATCTCGGCTTCTCTCAGCTTTTCGAGTGCGGCCGGGTCAGCGGCAATTGCCGTATTCACCGAATCCGCATCATTCGAAGTGCCGAGCGCACTCGCAATCAATGCTCCAGCAACGCCGCCGAGCGGGCCGCCAAGTGCCGTACCGAGAATTGGAGCTGCTTTGCCGACTGCGCCGGCGATGTCTGACCAGTTCATATCACGCTCCATTTCTCATCATGTCGGCGAGACGCGTCGCACGTGCACCTACCTGCGTTGCCCAGCGACTAGCCAGCATTCCATTCGCCGCAGCGTTGTAATCTCCGCGCTGGATAGCCGCCAAGGTATTCACGAACGACAGAAGACCACCGCCCATGTTGAATGTCATGTTGACCATAACGCGCTGTCGAACGGGATCGAGCGTTGACCACCACGGCAGGTTTCGATCTAGCCAAGCGGTCGTGCGCCCAATATCGTTCTCTAGCAGCGCGTTGCACTCGTCCTGCGAAATACCGACATCGGACAAGTTCCGACCTACGCCGATCGTCGTCTTTCCTACCGTGTCGAGGTATGGCTTGAGTCTCACGCCTTCGTCGCGGCACAGCTCTGCGACGAGCGTTGGCATATCGAAAGCGCTCATGTGTTCACCTTCGCTCGGAAGTAATACCAAACGGCTGTTGCAAGCCCGACAATCAACGCCCATACCCCTTTTTGCGCAAGGTCGACGCGCAGTTCCTCATAGAACCTCGTTTTCGCCAGATAGCGTTCAATCATCGCCTCGTGATACCTGCGATGCCCGTCCCAGTCGCCGCCGGGGAATGCCTTGTGTAAGTCGTCCACTCTGCGTATAACCTCGTCAACTTTGCGATCCGTCACAAGTTGTTGTGTGACGTTCTCGGAATGCCGCTGGTCCATGTCGGCTGAAAGGGCGTTTATCGCCGCTGCAATGTCTTCGTGTATCGGCATTCGAAGCCCCGGAAAATGCCACTCTATGGAGGCGTATTTTTATACGGCTGGCAGCGGCGTATTGCCTGCTGCAAGCCATTTTTGATACTCAACATAATCCGAGTTCTTCGGATCAGCCGGAATAAATGCGCCATCGGACAGGCGTTTGATGATGAACTGGCTAACGATCTGATACATGGTCGCTCCTCAAAGTGACGCGTTAAGCGCAACGTCTCCGCCTGCGGCCCAAAAGGCACTCCCAAGTGCTGTAACCGACGCAAATAAGTTCACGACATTGCTAAAAACGCTGTCGACACTCAGACCGGAAGCATTGCTGTAAGCGGGTGTCCCAAGAAATGTGACACTCGGAGCAGCTCGCATATCTGGAAATGTAAATCCGCCGCCGATCGGTCCCGTCGGTGCCGAATATCCGAAGAACTTCGGAGAATTTAGCAGCCGGTAATAGCGTGTGCACAATGGAAACTCGACGGGATATCCGCGAACTTCGAACGGTTGTACTGCGCCTTCGTTTAGCTGAACCTGCGCAATCTGGAAAAAGTCTGCCGCGCCTGCGGTGCCGGTCGGAGTGACAGAGAAGCCTACGGCGAACTGTGTTGCTGTAGCGGGAACTACAAACGTCATCGTGCCGCGCGCATATGTACCGGTCAGGGTTTGCGTCGTGGTCACATTCCCGAATGAACCCGTAAAGCCGGTTGCCGCGTTACCATCCACGCCAGTCCCGAAGAACGCGAGCGCAGTCAATGCCGTTCCATTGAACGCGCCGTTACCGAATGCAGACCACGACAGCGTGACTGTCTTACCAACCCATCGAATCACATCACTGCTTTCGAATGACGTGCTGACATTGATTACCTGCGTATTGACATCACCGGCATTGCGTTGCACCTTCAGTGCGAATCGCGAGCCAGGAGGGACCGTACCATTGCGCGTGGCCGTATATCCAGTCGCGAAAGAGATGCGGTAAATTTGCCAGCAGTCAGGGCCATACGCAGCGGCGGACGTAGCCGCGTTCGTGAAGCTCGCGCCACGCTGCCACACGTCGAAATCGCCGTTGATGATCTTGTTGATCAACCCTTGCGATGTATTCGGCGCGAGTTGCGACAACGCGATAAATTGCGTTCCGTCGTACCTGACCACGATCGATTGACCGGTTTGCAAATCGCCAGGGGCAAGCTGCACAAGTCCGCTCGGACCTTGCTTCATGACTGCTTTCGCACCAACCGTGCTGATGTTCAGCGTGACCGCGCTAGTCGTATTCGCGCCGGTTGCATTAAACGAGAACTGTTGTCCTGCGACATACGCGGTGATTGCTGGCGAACTAGCAGCCGTGATTGTGTCTGTCCCGGCAATCGTGCCGAGCGTCGTTATAGCTCCGTCTTGAATCTGTCCCACATTGGGCGCGGCCGTCCTTGTCGTTCCGGCGCCCACTCCTGTAAGCTGGAACCCGCCGAGCGGAATATTCGCCGTGGGAGTTTGCTGGCCGTCTTTGGTAAGTGCGTTCGTCAGCCCATTATTTGCGATGTCGGAAAGCGTATTATTGGCCCACGTCGAACTAATCACCGTGCCTGTGATAACCGGATTGCCAGCGACGAGCTGGAAAACGCCTGAGCCGTTGTATGGCAAGGTACACCTCCAAAGCAAAAAGGCCGCACTAGGCGGCCCTTCAAAAGGATTAAAAATGAATAACAGTCATTTCTGGCAGATCGCTATATCGTCCGCCGTCGTCGGAGCAATCCCCGCAATCAAGTCAGTGATTAGCGAGAGCCGCGCCAAGCGCAGCCGCGAAGGGAGACGCACCTTTTTGAACGAATTGGCCTACAGGCTGGGCAAACGCTGGGCGGGCCATAAGAGCCGCTTGCGTGGCTCTTTGCCCGATTCCGGTATAGGGAAGCGCGGCTAGGCCGGCTGCCGCGCCTGCTGCGAGTGTCGGTCCTCCGAAGCCTGCCGCTGTAGCTCCGCCACCACCTAGTGCGCCTAGAATGCCCATCAGCGCCGCGCGACCAGGGGTGCCACTATCTGGGTATTTCGAACCAAGCACATTTTGGCCGGCACTGGACAGGTCCTGCATGAGCGCATTACCTGTTGCTGTTGCGCCCTTTCCGACCGACTTATCGGAGCTTCGCACGGCGTTCTGAAGTTGTCCGGCTGTGAATATGCCATCGTTATTCATCGCGCCTTGCGATCCGGCCGCAGCTCGAAGACGCACGAATTTCGCATAGGCCGCGTTGGCATTAGAAAGGTTCTGAACATCAGCAGGCGCGTTATAGCGCGTTAGCGATGTATCGATCGCGTTTTTGATTTCGCCAACTGCTGCGCCTAATTGGCGATTGTCGAAAGATGCATCGCTGGAATATCCGCTTGCAATCCTCGAAAGCTCGCTTTGAGCGCCCTTCAGCGTCGGACCGTCCATATTTCCTTGCGGTCCCAATTTGCCCATCACCTGAGTCTTCAGAATGTTCATGAACGTCTGTTGCTGCTGAACAGGAAGATTTTTGGCGAGTCCGGTCAGATTTGAAATATCTGCTTGAAAGTGCGGGTCGGTAGCCTTGAACGTCATATTGGACAAAGCATTGTCGTATGCATTGCCGATCTGAGTCTTGACCGCTTGGACCGCATCATTCCCGACAGGACCGCTATAGGTCTTGCCGATCGGCGCAAGCACGTCGTTGTAGACAGCGTTGTTGAAGCTTTGAACCGATCGTTGCTGAGCGTTCTTGATCATGTCGCCGAGAATCGGAACACTTGTCAGCTTGTCCTCGGTGCGCGCAAAGCCGCCGCCGAGCGTTTGACCAGGCGTCATCGTCACGCCTGCATCCGCCAGTGTCTTTTGTGCGGTGCCCGATGCGCCGGAAATAACCTTCCCTAGCGCGTTTGCGAGCGTTGCGCCGCCCGCTCCGAATGCTGCGCCAGTGCCTGCTTGCCCTGCCTTCTGCTGCCAATAGCCTTCTTGACTGTTCGGATCAGAAGGAGTCATCGCTCCACTAGCTGCACCGATAGCCGCACCTGTGCCGATACGACCAAGCGCACTTGCCGTAGCAGCGGCGGGCGCTACAGCCGCCAATGGAGCAGTCGCAACGATATTGCCGCCGATCTTGCCTGCGGTATTCGTGAGTGGGTTCGCTGCCGCGTATTGCTGGTTCTGAGCATCAAGATTCTTGACGCCCTGCTGAGCATCGTTGACGAGCCAAGGCCCTACATTGTCCGACCCAACTGCGCTAAGTCCTTTGCCGAGCAATTCCTGCGCGCCGAGAACGGTATTGCCGAACCCATGTCCTAAGCCGGCGCCAAGTGAAGCTAAGTATCCGGGCGCGCCTTGTTGCGGGGGCTGAGGCGGTTGGGGCGGCTGAACTGCCGCAGGAGCTGACGCAGGCTGAGCGGCGGAAGCGCTTTGAGCGTTGCTAGCAATCAGCGCATCCAACGGGGATGCCTGTTGCGGCGCCGCGTTACTCGCGATCAGATCATCCAAGGCGCTCATTTCAGAATCCCGTTCGAGACAGCCCATTCAAGGCGTTGGCGCAGTTGCGGATTAGATGCCGCTGCTTTCAAAGCCTGAGCTTTTGCTGGACCGGTTGGCATGGAATTGAAGGTCGATACTTGATTGGCAACCGCAGGCGTCATGTTCTGGTCGAACTGGTTTTCCTTCTGGTTGTATGCCTTGGCATCACCAGATGTATAGGCGCCTGACAAGTAATCGGACTTCAGAAGACGCGTTTGAATCTGTCCGCGTAATGTGTCAAGACCATTTTGAACCGCTTGTTTCGGTGCGCCGTACGAAGGAATCGAACCGTAGACGAGATCGCGTGCTGCGTCTGAATTGATGCCGAGCTGTGAACCGAGGTTAGTCACGAGGTTATCGCGCGACTTCTCATATTCGGCAGCGTTGGCGCTGAATAGTCCGGCGAATTTTGCGCCGGCAGGCCCGATCGTCGCCGGCGACGCGCCCTGAGCAAGCTTCGACATGTTATCCACGTCTTGAAGGGCTGCCGGCGCTCCTGAGCGAACCGTTTGCAGATTCTGATACGACTTCTGCATGGTGTCGACTTGGCCTTGTGCCGTCGCTTCGGCATTGGCTTGTGCGCCCATCGGAGCACTCGCGGCGGGTCGACCAGATTGAGGCGCAGTCGTCGTGCCACTACCAAAGACTCCGCTAGGACCGTTCTCGTGCAGCGCGATAGCCGTCGACAGAGCCTGACGCTGAAGCGGATTCGAAAGATCGATTTGTTGGTTAGGCTTGACGCCCAGGCGCTGAGAGACATCTTGAATATACGCATTCGTATTGTTCTCGTTCGGAGGCGCCCACTTCGAAATAACGCCCGCGACCGTATTAACGCCCTGCTTGCCATAGCTTTGCAGATTGTTGTCCAGTGCGGTAAGCCCAGTCTGCATATCCGGATATTGCGCAAGCTTCCCACCCGGCATCATCGCGCCAGGGTTGTTGTTGCGGACCGGAGCCGGCGCAGTCGGATTCGTGACCGCTGCCTCGTTCGAGTATTCCATCTGGTTCGTCGCCGGATTGAACACCTGAACCGGCTTGAACTGAGCTCCACCGGCCGCAGTTGCAGCGGCGTTGCCCTGCATGACTCCCTGAGCGCCTTGAATGGGCTGCACCTTGGCGACATTGCCAGATGCATCGAAAAGTGGCGTCGCGCCATCAGGGATAGCCGGATTGAATGCGACCGGCTGTTGAGTGAACGGATTGCGCATGATGCCGGTACCGGTAGTCGGCGCGACATAGCTGTCTTTTTGGAACTGCGCTCGATTCGCCTGAGACGGATCGAAGCCGCCCTGACGGGCCTGCATCGTCGCCGCGGTCGGCGCATATGCTGCAGCAGTCGACTTAAACAGTTCCTTTTGCCCTTCCGGAGTCATATACATCATTGCTGCTGCGGTCGTCGGGATGCCGTTCGGATTCAGCGGACCACCAGGCGAAAGCAATCCGCCTCCCTGCTGAGGAGCGCCTTGTGCAGGCGATCCTGCGCCACCGAGAGCGCTCGCAAGCGCCTGCGGCGTAGGTTGCCCGCCGGGCGTCGGAACAGGCGAACTCGTCACGCCAGGACCGGATGAGTTGTCGTCCGTCGCTGCTTGTTGCGGCGCCGACTGCTGCGCTGGGGGGGAGCCAGTAAGCGCGGACCATTGGTTCTGTCCAAGCTGGTTATATCCCTGCGCGACATTTTGCTGCATCTTCGCAGCCATCAGCGCTTGACCGAGTTGCGCGAGGCCACCAACCGCGCTGTACTTAGGCACAATCGAATATTGGCCCGATCCGACAGCCTGCGTGTTCTGCGGCTGGAAGGATTGCTGCATAAGAGCTTGAGCCAAAGCTTGCTGCTGTTGAAGCTGATATGCGCTTCCTTGAAACTGCGGAAGAACCGTCATTCCCGGCATTGCTGCGCTAGCCATAGATGTTCCCCTGATTCAATGCGTATGCAAGTGCTTGTCGACGCTGCTGATCGCGAGCGAGGTTTTGCTGAAGCGATTGCGTGTTCGCGACGTTTTGCTGATTCATCGCGTAGTTCATCAGCGCGGCGTTACTCGGGCTGAAGTTATTTTGGTTCGCCGCCTGTTGATTCTGTTGCGACTGCTGCTGAGAATTCTTGCTCTGCTGGCTTAGCATCTGTTGCGCCATGTTCATGAAGGTGCTGTTATTCAGCAAGCCTCCCATCGAAGCGCCACCGATTGATGAGCCGCCAGCGGACGCACCAGACAGGCCACCTCCGAGCGCACCGCTGGCCGTGCCAGTCATGCCGCCACCGGGAAGCAAGCCGCTAAATAGACCGGTAGGCGACGAACCAAGAGCGCCGCCCATATCGCCGGCCATTGCACCTCCAAGCCCTGATCCGCCAGCGGATACAGTGCCGGTCAAGCCCGCATCGCCGAATGCAGCCGGGCCACTGAACAATCCTGTCAATCCGCCGGCACCGCCCGTAATCCCACCTGTCGCGGCAGCATCTGTTCCAAGACCAGTCCCAAGGGCTGTTCCTGCGGTCGTGCTTCCGCCTAAGCCGCCAGCGCCGAAGAGACCGGACAATCCGCCGCCTCCGAATAGGCCGCCTCCACCGGCAGCCGCAGCGCCTCCGATACCCGCATCAGCGGCGCCCGCAGCGCCCGCGCCGGCTGCTGCTGCACCACCGGCGCCACCACCGCCGGCCGCGCCCAACGCGCCACCCAATGCGCCGCCAGTGAAGGCCGAGCCGATGCCAATCCCGATCGCATCACCCGGCTTCGCATAAGCCGTGTTCGCGAGGTTGTTGACGACTCCAATCTTGCGCAATGGATTAACTGCGGAATCCATCTTGTTGATCGGTTGTGCGATCGGCTGCAAAACTTGGTTAGTCAGCTTCGGGATTTTGTGAGACGTGAGATCGACCCACTTATCCCCGATACCGCCAGGAATCCATGCGATAGGATCGGTCCACTTTTGAATCTTTCCGCCAATCGCACCAATCGGAGAATCTTGGTTGCCAGCGCTCAGCGAGTTTCCGAAGACGCCCATTTAGGCCGCCAATTGGTAGTTTACGCGGTCGAATCCATCGTCACCACGACGCACAGCATGCGGCGCGATCTTGCGCACCTCGTCTGCCATGAAGCCGAGATGCCGGACGTTCTTTGGTTCCCACATGTACCGATAGGTGTAGACACCCAATCCGTTAGCCCAAGTCCCAACACGGTTGATTGAGCGTTTTGCTCGACGGTCGGACATCATCATGCCCATGATGCCAGCAGAGCCAAGTCCGAATAGACCGCTCATCGTATTGTTGGAACTTGCTTGTCCAGCGTTGTATCCGGCAAGTTGCGATTGGTATTGATTGTTGTAGAGTCCGGCAATGTCGGCCGGTGCCGCACTGCTCTGCCCAGTTCCTGAATAGCCGGGGATCATGCTGGCAATCGAACTAAGGTTAGAGTACGGGGTCTGCCCGATGCCGACTTGCTGCCCGTAAAGACCAGAGCGCTGTCCAATGGAACTCATATCGGTCCCAAGCGCCCCAAGTTGGCCTTGTCCAAGTTGGCCAGCGAGGCCATAAAGGCCCGCTTGACCTCCGAGAGCGCTAGCCTGTTGACCATATGCGTTAGCTTGGTTTCCCAACACGCCAGCCTGTTGCCCGTATGCGCCGACCTGATTTCCCAACATTCCGGCTTGCTGCCCATACAAGCCAGCTTGCGCACTCAGATTCTGCCCCTGTGCGCCGAGCAGACCCGATTGCGTATTGATGCCAGATATCTGATTTTGCAGGTTTTGCGCGCCGAGTTGCGAACCCGTCATGATCGATTGGTTCTGCGCGTTGCTGTATGCCTGTTGCTTCGTGTTATTGAAGTTCGTCATAGCGTTGTTGTACGCCTGCGAACCTGGAGTCAAGCCTTGATTTGCCAACTGAGCATTAAGCGACTCGCTCTGCTGCGAGAATTGCGGATCGAGGTATTGAGTCTGAGCCTTATAGGCTGCGTCCTGCCCTTGCTGCTGCGCATTTTTAGCCGCGCCTTGGTCAAGTTGCGAGCCAAGATTGGCGTATTGGCTATTCAAATTGTTGTATTGACCAGCCAGCGCACCGGTATTGCCCATCAGGCTGTTGTAGCCTGATGCGGCGTTAGAAATATTGTTAGAGATGCCCCCATAATTCGAGGCAACATTACCGATATTGTTAGAGATGCCCTGATATTGCGGAGAAAGACCTAACGCACCCTGTTGGTACTGCGCAAATTGGTTATTTACACCCTGTGCTTGGCCCCCAATCCCGCTAAGATAGCCGCCGAGATTGTCTAAACCGCTCATCGCATTCTGGTTTATCGAACCGCTGTTCCCGGCTTGCCCTAGAAGTCCGTTCAGAGAATTCTGAAGCTGCGGATTAGCGCTCACCTGAGTGTTATAGATCGGTGCGCCGGTCGCCGGGTCGGTGCCTGTCTGCGTAGACTGCTGAGAGCCAAACGCATTCGAATAGTTGTTTAGGTTAAGCGCCTTGTTATAGGCTGCCGTGTCCGTATTCGTTTGCGTGGTCGCCTGTGCGACTTTTGTCGGATCAGGATACGAAGGGGCCGAACCACCCCCGCCCTTCCCACCGCCGTAGAAAGTGAACGCATCGACTAGCAGATACTTAAGAATCTTAAAGACGTTCATTTCATTTCCTTGCGCAGCGCGTCGAAGTATTTGCCATCCAGATACCTGCACTCCCGTTTGAGCATCCCGTACAGGATCAGATCGGCGCCGTCTGCTGCGGCTTCCCGTAATACGCCTTCAGGTTTGAATCCGAGAGCTTCGTCAAATCGTTGAGCGTCTTTGTTGTCGGCACGCACGAGGCCGCTTACCCGATTCACCCCGAGTTGCAGGAACGGATAACGAAAGCATGCAGCCATATACGCAGGCGTCATCCAGTGGCGCGACCCGTCCGATGCGACGTGCATCATCACGTTCGGGCCGTTGTGCTGCTCATATAGAACCCCGGCAACCAATTCGCCATTGCGCTCAAGCCCGATCGCGCTATAGCCGAACAATTCCTTTTCGCCAACCTTTTCCGCCACGAAGCGCATGACGCGCTCCGGCTGATCCCAAACGATGCGCTTCATACCGTCCAGCCCGTTTCGAACACGATGTCAGACGCGGCCCAATGCGTTTCCGTGCCGTTCACCGCAGCTTTCAATGTCGGTGAGCCGGTCATACCGATACCGACGACGCCTTGCCAGGCTTTCGCGATCTGAAGCGAGCCGCCCCAAACAGCCATATCCCAAATGGCCGAATCCCATACGCCGAAGCTCGTCGGTAAGAAATTTAGCGTTGAATTTGGTATGTTCTGGTCGTAATCTACATTGATGCCGGCTGACAGCGCCGGAGCGCCGTTTGTCCAGAGAATCGGGCGCATCATCGTGAATCGCTTCTGCAAGGGCGTTCCGAACTCGTTGAACGCTTGCTGCGCAACTGCGTTGATATTGCTGCTGTTGTCGCTGTAGCCGCTCCACGCTAGGCCAACATAGCCGTCGCTTCCGAAGTAGATTTGATCGTTGAACCGTTCCCAATGGTTTGCGTTCCAGCCGGTGAAGTTGCACCACGCGCCAGTAATGGTGTTCATCACGTATTGCTGCTGCTGTCCAATACCCGAGGGGATATTCAGAATGACCATGTTCTCAAGCGGAAACAGGACCATGCACCAGCCGTAGTTATTCGGGTACAGACTCGTCGCCTGAGAAATGGCGCCTTGAATCTTGCCGGTAATGTTGACGGCGGTATTAACACGGGTCGAAGCCAGCAATTGCGAAATCGGGCCAAGACCATCCTTCCCGATGTACAGCAGGTCGCCGCCATACTTCATGAATGAGCGAAATCCCATCGGTGTACCGAGCTGGTAGACGCCGACGAGAGCGAAGGTCGACGACTGCGATGGATCGGTCCCTTGGTATATGACAACTTCGCCTTCACTCGTGACGAAGCAAAGCTGATCCTGGACGCCATAGCCGCCATCCATCGTCAGGATACCCATCGACACAAGGGAGCCGCCTCGTCGACAGATCGGACTCAGATCAAGAAACTGTGCCGCACCGCCGAACTGTCCCACCGGCAAATACCATGCTTTCAGGCTGTTCTTCTGGATGAACCAGAGTCGGCTGGCAAAGAGCGTGATGAATGAAAGCGTATTCGGGTTGACGCCAGAGATGTTCGTCGACAGCGAATAGACTCCAACCACGGTCGCATTGCCGCCCGGGTTCGACGACATCACATAGGTAAAGGTATTCGCGCCCGTTACCGTGATCGTGAACGTTCCGTTATAGGCGGCCGGAGTAGCGCCGCTGACCGAAACGATGTTGCCGGTTGTCAGACCATGCGGCGCCGCAGTCGTGAGCGTTGCAGTCGTGCCGGCATTGGTAATCGTGCTTATCGTCTGCCCGGTGCCACTCGTGATCGCCTGCCAGGTGCTACCGTTATAGATGAAATACCCGTCCTGACCGTTCACGATGCCAAGGAACGGGCCGGCCAGCGTAGCAAAGTTCGTATAGGACCATTTGTCGCTGGTCATTCCGGTAAGCACCGGAGCACCGACTACACCACCCGACGTGATATCGTAAATCCCAGTTCCGGACGCAGCGAACAGCTTGTTTGATCCGGTCGACGAGTTATACGGCATCACCGTATTTACTTGGCCGGGAAGGCCAGTCGCCCACTTCGTGAAGCCCTGCCGCGCCATCACATCGGATGTCGTGGGAAACCAGTTCGTGAGCGTTACCGCGTCTTGAGGAGCCATTTCCGCGAGCGAATCACGCGCATTCCAGCCGCCGATCGGCGCCGGAAGGTTGACGGTAGTCGAGCGCTGCCCTTGAGCCTGCCGACGTTTCCGTTGGGCCGCTGCTGCGATGCCGGTGATATTGGTCATTTACGGACCGGTGGTCGGGAAAGAATCGGGGATATTCTCTGGCCCGAGCAGATAGCTCGACAGGCGCGGTGCGAACGAAAGCATCGGCGCTCCCTGCTCCTCGCCCTTAACCGAAGACAAGATGTCGTCAAACTCGTCTTGCAAAATCTGCGTCTCGAAGCCCTTGATGCCCCAGTATTTTAGCTTCAGCCCTGCGACCATCAGCCTGTCATCGAACTGGCAAGTGTCTGTGTCAGACGTGAAGCTGCCCTTGGGAATGCCGCTGACATCGCTTACCCAATATTTCGAGACATACTCGAAACCGAGGTATTCCGACGTGCTGACGCCCGGCCAAATCTGGAAAGTGTTTCCAAGGATGCGCCAGCGAATGCGAGGGCCGGTCGCGATATAGCCTGACTTCAGCCATTGCCATTGCTGCGGGCTTTCGGGTCCGAGCATTTCCCAATGCTTCGACTTGTCCCATTGCGTGCGATCGATGATCCGCTGGTAGTCTGCGGGGAAGGCGTATTTGGTCTGTGCGAAGGTCAGCGTTACGCCAGTCCCGCTCGCCGCGGCCGGCTGGCTCATCGTGATCTGTGTCGACGAATCCACCGACTGAACGTACGTGTCCTGATTGATGCCGTTGCCAGTCACCATGTACGTGCCAGCGACGATCGCCGCTGTCGATGGGATATTCGTGATAACGGCCGAACCGCTCGTCACGTTGCCCGTCTGAATTGTCCACTGGCTGGTGAACCGGTATTCAGTCGTCAGAGCCTGCCAATTGAATGCAGGCTCACGAACCAATTCGTAGCCGACCGCGTTGAGCAACGCAAGCTGCTGCGTCGTGTCTTGGGCGGTATTGCCCGCAACCGAAAACGGCACAGCAAGCCCCAATTCACCGGTGGCCTGCTGAACCAACTGCAACATGGTCGACGACATGGATTACGCCTCTTTACGGGGACGGCCGGGACCGCGCTTTTCGGGGTCCATCGCTTGCATTGCTTCGAGTTGCGCGCCGAGCCGGAGCACCGTAGCCTTCAGGTCTTCGATTTCCTGGTTGCGGAGCATGAGGTCTTCGGCTTGCTTCTGTGCGAGCGATGAGTCTTTCGCCGCAGCGATATAGGCCGCTGCCTTCGTGCGCAGCTCATAGCAGCCCATGCCGATACGCTGGCATTGCTGGTCCGAACATTCGGCCACTTGCTCAACCGTGTGGAATTCGAGCGCCTTCAGCTTCGCCACCGTCGCAACGTCCAGGCGCGGCCAATCTTCAATCGGCGTACCGGATTCAGGACGGTAGGTCGTGCGACGCTCGTATGCCGCCCAATGCTGCGGCCATTCGTTCTTATCGTCCTCGCGCGCCGGCCGTTCGATAACGTTCGTCGGATCGCCCGGATTGCACTTCTTGATCATCGGCACGAGGTCAAACTCGGGCTTGCCGCTCTCTTTGCTGCGGAATTCGTTGTATTGCTTGCCGGGATAGAACTCGATATACAGCCCTGCTCGCGGGTTCTGGGCATCACTTTCCAGTGCTTGGTACATGCTTTTCTCCGTGGATTTGTCTTGTTATGCGGCCGGCGCAGCGGGCGATTCAACCGATGCGACTACCGCCTCGACTTCTGTCTTCACCGCTTCGACCGGCTTTGCCGCTTCTGCGACAGCATGCTCAAGCACGGTGTCGGCAAACGGCATCGGGTCTTCCACGCCACGCACCTTTGCCAATGCTCGCGCCATCAGATGCACGAAATCCTTCATCTCTTGCGTCAGATTCATTTCAAACTCCAAAAAAAGGGGCGCCATATAGACGCCCCAAAGGTGCCACGGGAGAAACTGTTAGACCGATGCGATACCGAACCAGCCGTAATCGCCGGTGCTCATCGCAGTAGCCGGCGACGTGTACGAACCGCCCGACGCCGTCGCGAGGAACGTCGACGGCGCCACCGTGCATGCGGTCGTTGAAGCGGTGATCGACGCATTGGCCTTGGCGAAGACGTAGCGCTTACCGTCGCTGCCAAAGACCTGCTCGCCGAGGTTGACGGGAATCTGGCGAGCGCCCGACGCGATGTCGGTTGCCAAGATCGTGTTGATCAGATCGAAGCCGATCTGCGGAGTTACGGAAAAGACGGGCATGATTGCTCCTTAGGCGATGAGAACGCCACTGAACTGCGGTCCACGGGAGGTCAGGTTGCCGGCCCAGCCAATCAATTTGCTAACCGCATCTTGGTTGACTGCCTGACGCTCGCCGCCGATCGGCACGAAGTTACGGTCACGGTGCGGCCGGAACGAGATGTACTTCGTGTTGAGACCCCACATGTGATTCGCCGTCGCGTTGGCGCCGATACCGCCGTCAAGCACAACGTCAGCCGCCATGCCGCCGCCGTAGAACTTCAGTGCGGGGAAGCCTGCGCCGGCGAGCTTCGTATTGCCATCGCTCATGACGCGCTGCTGCGCCTGCATCGATGCGACATACATCGAGTAGTAGTTGTTGTCCGCAACGAACAGGTCCATACGATCACGACCGCGAACCGCCTTCAGGGCGAGCTGCGTCATGTAGTTCTGGATGTTCGCTGCCGAGACAGCAGCACCACCGTTCGTCGTGCCCGAGAACACCTGCGATTGCCAGAAGGCGAACGATGCGCGGTTGATACCGCCATACGTGCCCGAGGTCGGCGCATCCGGAACAGCCGCAGCCAAGCCGGTGATGTTCTTGCCGCTGTTGCCCGTACCATCGAGGTAGATGTCGGCCGCAATACGGTTGATCAGCTGCGCTTCAGCAATGTCCATGCGCGAATCGAGCAGGTCGATGATCGCTTCTTTCGACGAGTTCTGAAGCATTTCCAGACCCGAGATGGTGACAGCCGCTGCGTACTGCTGGATCGAGAACTGAGCCGCCGAAATCGGGCTGTTCGGCGCGATGTTCAGGACTTCGTAACCCGAGTACGAATTGACGTTGGTCGTCGTCGCGTCGGTGTACATGACTTCTTCCAAAATCACGTTACCACCGCCGAACGGACGGACATTCCCACGCTCACGCAGAACCATGAGCAGGGCGTTGTTGTTTGTTACGTTGTCAGCGAGTTCGCCGCTACGACTCTGAATGGTGGTCAGACCTTGTTATCGCACCGGCTCTTTATCCAGTGCTTCACCATATTCCTATGGTGCTCAGACTATGTCATCACTATCCCGATGTTCTGGGTAGGCAGGGCGCTCGTGGGTTCGTTACTGCTTTCGCTCGGAACCTAGTCGTTACACGTTCCGCACCCCTCAGCCTTTCGGCCTGCATGTGCGGCTTCGCTCGGCGTTGCCCGTTCTGGGTTTTCACCGAATTCACCCTGTTTTACATCGCCTTCCTGGTGCTATAATATCTCTATTACGTACTCCTACAAACCCATGAAACCCGGCAAAAAACCATTCGTCGAGAAGGTCTGCCCCGCATGCGGAGTGACCAAGCCGCGCTCTGAATACTACAGGAAGGGCGAGACGGTCAGCCATAAATGCAAACCGTGTTCGCTCGCTGCTATCCGCGAACGCGCGCCCAAGTACATCGGAAAGTATTCCGAGTACCAGAACGAATGGCGCAAGCAGAAGTATTCGACCGAGCCTGACTACCGGGAAAAGATCGCCGAGCAGAAAAAGGCTTGGCGCGCCGGGCGCATCGAAGAACTGAATGCGAAGCGGCGTTTCCGGTGGGCCAATGATCCTTACGATCCGGCCCGCAAGTACTATCGACGAAAGGACGTGAAAGACCGCACCCCGAAATGGGTCGACCTCACAGAGATCCTAGAGTTTTATGCTAAGTGCCCCAAGGGTTACGAAGTTGATCACATCGTCCCCTTGAAGGGTTTGATCGACGGACGCCCCGTTTCTGGGCTTCACGTCCTTCACAATCTTCAATACCTCACGGCAGCGGAAAATCGGAAGAAGTACAACAGAATTACGGAAGAGACACTACAGCTTTCAGATTTCTTAAGCGATGATGTCGCTGATTGCTCCATTGGCGAATGCCATGTGTAGCTCCTATCAGTGAGATCAAATACGGCTTGCGGTTGCCTGGTCGAAGGATTCTTCCAGTGCCGCTCGCCGTCCTTTCGGTGCCCCGCCTGTCGTTGCCGCGAGTGCGCCGGGTGTGGCCGTTCGCGTGCTGACTGCGTTCGCTTTGGCTGCTTTCGCTGCCTTATCCGCCTCGATCCGACGGTTCTTCTCAGCTGCATCGCGTTGTGTCGCCTGATGCTTCGTGAAAAGTTCGTCGTTCAAGCGGAGCGCCTTCGAATAGGCGCTATCAAGATCCGTAGCCATGCCCGCTTGTAGCAGGCGCTGCATCTCCGGTCCCAATTGGTCTACAAACGGATGCGATGACCTGAAGTTCTCAACTTCGGCCACCGCAGCCGCCTGAATCTGTGCGTGTTGCTGGTTCTGATACTGCGACATCTGGTTTTCCAGATCGCGTGCGCGCTGTTGCGCTGCCATCACGTTCGGATCGATGTGGTGCTGCATGTGCTGCGGCAATGCCGCGCTCTGCTGCAACATCTGCTGGAGTGGAATGCCGACCGCATGAGCCACATTCACCAGCGTCTGAATCTTCGTCGCCTCGTCGCCGGTCGCAAGCAGCTTGCGCGTGTACAGCAAGTCGCGGACGACGACTTCCGGCTGAACGCCCTGCTGCCGAAGCTCGTCCATGTGCGGCTGGATCGATTGAACGATCGGCTCAACCTTCGCGCGGTAGTCATCGAACCCGCGCTGGCTTTCCTGCTCGCGCTGATGGATGTACTTCGCTACTTCCGGGTCGAGCTTGTCCCAATGGGCGCGCTGATCAGCCTTCCACGACTTCGGCGGCTCGGGGCGCTCTGTTGCTACCGGCTGCGCCTCGACGCCTGCCACAGCCTCCGCAGATGGCGCCGCAGGTGCTTTCGGAGCGAACCGACCAGACTCGTCACGCGACCGGCCTTCGTTCTCGACCGGCTCAGCGCTGATGTTCTCGACGCTCGGCGCATCAACCACAACCTCATGCGTCACTTCGGCTGGCGTGTCCGTTACTGACTGGTCGATCGCTTCCAGCGCTTCGGCTAAATCTTCTCTGCGGGTTCCCATGGTTTCTCCGTGGCTTATTTAAGCGCGTTCACTTGGTCGATGATCTTTTGCTTACGCGCCTTCTTTGACTCGGGCGCAAGGTCGATCTTTTCTTTGGGCTTCAGGTACTTCGTTTCATTGCCAATCTCGATGCAGTTGTGCGCCTTCAGGTGCGCGCGGTGGTGCGATCGAGATGTGATCATTTCGCCGGTGATCATCGACTTGTAGGGCGACATATCGGCCGCCACGAATGGAGCGCTGACGACACGCTGCACTGCGCCGCCGCATTCACAGTCAGGGATTCCCAAATCGCGTTCGGCAACAGAGCGATACACGGCATCGTCCCTGCCGCAGGACTGGCATTTCGTGGCGTAGAGAGGCATCAGTTATTGATCTTGTGCAATTGAATCGGAAGCGAGTAAAACTCGTATTCCGCGTCCTTTTCTGGACACGCTAGCATGTGACACGAGGCCACGTATTTATGGCACTCGTATTCCGATGGCGTCTTTATCAACATTGCGCTTCCGCACACTCCGCAACGCAATGACGGGATGTAATAGGCGTATTTCATTCCTCGCTCCCTGACTTTGCCGCGCTGATCTGCGCTGCGTCTAGCGTGGTTTCAGCGGAGATTTCCGCGACTTCGATAGCGCGGGCATTGTTCAGATGGGCGATGAGCACTTGCATCTGCGCCTGCATTTCAGCCTTCTGCGAGTCGAGCATCATGCGCATCTGCTCCAGGCGCTGCTCCTGCTCGGCTTTCATCTGGTCGCGATGCATTTCAAGCACTTGCTCTTGCGTCGCCTGACGCGCTTGTGCTTCCTGCTCGGCATTGGCCGTCTGTTGCGCGAGATGCGCCTTCAGCATTTCAAGCTGGCCTTGCTGCTGCATCTTGGCCTGCTCAATCTGGTTGCGCCCCTGCTCCATCTGCATGTCGATTTGCGCGCCAGCCTGCTTCTCTTGGATGCGCGCTTGCGATTCGGCCTGCACCTTCTGAATCTCGATCGGAGGCGGCTTGGGTTGTCCGGCCTGCGCCTGAATCTGCTTAGTCAGCGTCTCCGCGGCGTTGTCGATCATCCCTTCGAGCGTCTTTCCTGCCTTGAACGCCGATACGCCAAACTTGAGGATTTCGACCAGCACGGGCGCCAATTCAGGCGTCGTCTGAGCGGCAGGAACGGCCTGCTGAAGGAACTTGCTGACCATCTCGACGAATTCAATACGGTCTTGCTTCTGCGCATCCTCGTCGATCTGCACGAGCGAGTCTGCGTCCACCTCAATGCGGAACGAGCGCAGCACCTTGTTGCGCAGCATCTGAAGCGCTTGGGGCACGAGCTGCCGATCTTCTGGCAGCAGTTGAGCGGCCGACGCCATCTGCAGAATGGTCTGATCGCTGAACTTGCCGCAAATCACCTGTGCTTTCAGACGGAGCAGTTCAGTGGCGTAGATCGCAACATCTTCCTGCGTCGTGCGCAACCGCACCGCACCGAAACGCGCCTTGATGCCCTGCGCCGTCGCTGTCTCTGCTGCGTCCGTCTCGCCGCGCATGATGTCAGCAATGCCAGTCAGCGCGTAAATCTGCTGCACAACGTTCTCGCGTGCCTCGAATGCAATCTGTAACGCCTGCGCGATCGGGCCAAGGTCAATGATGTCGACTGCGCCCTTCAATCCGCCCTTCTCAGCGAACGCCGCGAAGCTCTTGACCGGGATCAGGTCATTGTTGCCCGTCTCCGTGAACAACCGCTGCAATTCCTTGAACTCAGCGTTATATACGCCGCGTACTTTGAGCGCCTTGATCAGCCCGTCGATGCGATCGCTGATGACATCAAGCTCGTTCGCCTGGTCCTGATATTGGATGAAGTCAGGGACCGGAACGAGCGTATCGCTGGTCGTCGTGCCGAGCAGCGGCTTCGGGCACGGGAAGAAGCCTTCCAAATCCAGCGGATCGGATTTTTCGTCGAGGATAGACCCTAGTTTTTCATGCAGCCATACCGCGTTTTGCGTCGTCTTGTCCCAAAGTTCAACGATGCATGCCTGCTTGTTCGCGGTCTGAGCAGACGGCATGCGTGACTTGCCGTAGTTCTCCGCTGGATTGCCTGCATCCATCGGAATACGCATCGCCGTTTCTTCACCGAACCGCGCGCAAAGGTCCGCATACGACATGTAGACTTTGCGCCATACGCATGTCACTTCTTCCCATGTGCGCGCGACCGAATGACCAAAGTCCTTCCAGTGCACGTAGTCAACGGGCGCGGTCTCATCGTCCAACTGTTCAAGCGGAGCATCCTCGGAGATTTGGGCAGCACCGGCGCCTTCAATGACCGCAGGGTCGTCGCCTTGCTCTTCGTCCGACGAGATCGGCTCTTGAATGCTCGTCTTCGGCTCATATCGGACCCACGCGATGCCACGACCGCCAAGAAAGCGATCCTGGACGCTGTTCTTCATCGCCTCCCGGTAATCCGGGTAATGGCGCACTTCAAATTCCAGCGCTCTTTCAAGTAGGAGTGAAGCCACACGCCCGACAGGGTCGCTATCTCTGAAACGACGGGATACGTCTGGCTGTGGTAGACGACTGAAGGTTGCTGGAACCAGTGTCTGTACGTTGGCCCATAGGATGTTGAAGCGTGCAGATTCGCTGCCATAGGTATATTCCTTCGCGTCGTCGCGATATCGCTTGACGATCTTGCCTGTGCGCTGCGTCCATTTATCGAACGCCTTGTCGTAGGCCGTGATGTAGCCTAGGTAGCGCTCTACCTCGGGCGAACGCGTTGGTTGTGCCATTATTTCACCAGGCTAGAGCTTGACCACGGGGCATTCTGTTGGCCAATCTGGATATTCAATCCGAGAGACGGGCCGTAGACATTCGCGCCGCTGTGGAACAGACGAAG